CACTGGGGAGCGCAAGCTCCCTTTTTTTATTTTGGCATGCCGTATGCGTCACCACCGTTTAGTATATCGCCGAGTGGCCCTAATACTTGTACACTTGTGGCTTGGTTGCCAGCATGAGTACTGTAAGTATCGCCACCAATAAAGGTAGGTGAATTTTGGAAAATAATAACAGGGCTATCTTTAATTGCGCCTGATGCAATACCTTCAGCCATTTTGGCATTAAACGCTGCAGCACCACTTTTCATTGGTGTAATACCATTTAGTATACCCATCTCGACAAGATCATCGACATATTTGCCTGCCATATCCTGTACATTTTTTGCTCTAGAACCTCCAACTAATTCTTTCCATTTATCCATAGATGCTAGAGCTTCAGTTGGATTATAACCTTTAGCGTCTAAATCATAAAATGTATCTTTAGCAAAATCTTCTAAGAATTCATCTATCCATTCATCACGCGATGCGCCATACTTACGAGAAATATCAAATCTTTCATTTTCGCGTGATCTTGCAAATGCTAGAAGCTCTTCCATAGCACCTTGTTTACCATTCATAATATCTTGCACAATTCTATCGCGTTGAGCAGAATTAATACCACCGCCGTCCGTTGGCAGTCTTTCTTGGCCAAGAGCTTCTATCATTGCTGCTTCTGCTGCAGCTGCTTGACCAATTGCAGCTTCGGACAATGCTAATTGTTGTCTTCTTCTAGATTCTGCTAATGCCTGCGCAACTTTCTGTCTTTCTTGCTCTTCAAGTTGTCTGTTTTCTATATTAGCTTGTTCAATAATAGCTTCAGATTCTGCTATTTGTCTATTAAATTCGTCCGCGGCTTTATCTTTTTGTTTTTTGATCCAACCGTCTATAATACCACCAAGCATAATAGCAGTTGCCGCTACTGCACCGATAAGTGCACCTTTTGGACCAAACATTGCACTTAAACCTAATGCCATGGCTGCGGCATCTGTTAAACCTTCGGCTCCTTCTTCACTTGCTCCAGCTTCTTTTAACCATCCTGCAATTTCATCACCATAATATACTGCTATGCCGGCTGTTGCTAAAGCCAATCCCGCCGGCAATGAAGCTAATCTACCTTTTAATCCAGTACCTCCACCTGCAAGTACACCCGAAACAGCGCCTTTTACGCCGGCTGCGACCAAGCCACCACCAACTACAGCGCTTACAACATCGTCCACACCAGTTTCATCGATCCATTTAGTGAAATCGTTAATTTTAGTTGATGCGTTATTAACAGCAGATGCAAAAGAAGACCATTTAATGATATTCAATTGGTCAGACATTTCTTTCCAATTAGTATTTTTAATACCATCTACCATGCGGTCAAATCCGCCATCAGTTTGTTCGTTAACATAACCTTTAATAAGATTGTACCCTACGAACAAACCAGCACCAGCCAAAGCCATGTTCTTAATGTTATTTAGATTAAATAGACCATCTATGGTTTTACCTAAACCATCGCCTATTTTATCAATTGTTTCATCAGTTCTACTTTGAGCTTCACTCTGAGAAGTTGGTGGATCTAATTCTTGTAATTGCTCTCGAGTCTCTGCTCTTTCGGCGGCCTCTTGAGCAATCCCGAGTTGGGTGCGCATCATCGATGTTTGTTCGACAATGTTAGTAGAAATAGTATTGAAGATACCTTCGAATCTATCTAGCTGAATTTTAACAGATCGAATAGAGTTGGTACCCGTATTACGAGTCAACTGTCCTTCGGCCTTTAGTCGTTCAATTATAGCCTTCGTCTGTTCTGATAATTCTGCCATTTATTTACTACCTATTGTTCTTTTCGTTTTGTTTTTCTATGTAGTCTACTAGCATTCCAAAATAGATATCTCGTTCATAAGGTATCAGGTCTTCAATTTCTTTTATAGAATACTTATGGTGCTGTACCAAAGCGAATATTTGTTTATAATATTCACCTAAATTGATGTGGCACAGCATTAAGTAAAAAAAGTTCTCAACCCTTCAATTACAAATGTTTTATCATCGCCATTACTGTTAGTGTATTTAATTTCATGACGCAATCTTGGCATGGTCTCAAAAAAGTTTTGAATACCTGCAATTATATCAGTTGATAGATCGCCCATGAATTCGTCAATCTGCTCATCAGAATAATCTTTAAAATCGTACACTTCATCTTCAGATGCGATTTTATCCAAACAAGATACCATAATGAAATAATTAATCAACGGATCTGTAGGATCTAAACCTACAATCTTCATGAATTCATCAATAGTTGGATATCTTAAAAATAACATCCATTCGTCGTTAATTTTAATTTTGTTTGAATGTGATTCGTTCCTAGTGACAGTAATGTTATCAATGTCAATAGCTAATTCTACTTTTTCTTTAGTATCAGGATCGGTAATAGAAAATGTTACTTGGTTATCAACGGATCTTGATCTCAATGCAATTTGGATATATTCTAAATCCATCATTGCTAATTCTGACACGTCTTTATCAATCAAACAATTATTAACAACTTGTTTAATTGCCAAGACTTCTTGCAAAGGATCTTTTGATTCCTGTGCAACAAGTAAGATCTTTTCTTCTTTTACTCTGTACTGACGGTATTTAACTTTTTCGCCAGTTGATGGCAACGTCAACTCAAAAATTGGAAGATCAATTTTAGGTAATCCCATTATATACTCCTAATAAATTAAAAATAACTCTTGATTCTATTACTGATATTATCGAAATCGTTTCTTGCTTTGTTATATGTATTGACCGCATCTTGCACAGATTCAGGAATTAGATTTTGTCCAATAACTTGTCCAATATTGCCAACTGCATTTATTAGACTTAATAAACCATTACCACGGCCAAAGCGAGCTGCAGGATTACCAAATCTTTCGCCTGAATAACGAATAGCGTCATATTGGAAACTTACTGGCAAAACTGAGAAACTATCATTATTTTCCCATGCCAAATCCACATCGCCCATTTGAATAGGAAATGCTTTTTCTAATACAACTTCATAGTAACGGCCGGTTTTAGCGTAATCGGATGAATAATGTCTGATAACAATAGTACATGCATATTCGTCTTTGTAATTAATCTCAAAGGGTAACATACCATCTACCTCAGCAAATGGTCCTGCTGCTGTACTATAGTTAACAATTTGCTGAGCCCAACCATGGAAGAATGAAAGAACTTGTTTATCGGAATCTAACATAAAGATTGCTTGAATAGGCTCAGGATTAAAACCCATTGGAAATACTTTACGCAATTGACCTACACCTTCGTAAGTTGCGACATTAAAGTTCATTCCCGGAATTGCTACGTTTTTACAGAAGAAAGCAAGATCGCGAGAGTTTGCTCTAGATCTTGTACCTGGCGCATTGATGATTTGAACTTCAAACAATGAACTACGATCCGGGCCGCCGAACCAATCCATTTGCGATTTGAATTCATTTATTCTGAAAGCCATTATCTGCCTCTTATGATTCTTCTAGAATCTTTGTATACTTGGTTAGCAGTAGCGCCAACAAATTTCTGAGTTGGTAAGAACAATGCGATATCCCATTCGGTCGGGTTAATATAAGCCGGCTTTGTTCTTACATGAGCGCTCAAGTAATGTTTAATTGTAGGTTTAAACTCTTTAAACTTAGCTGCTCCATTTAAAATGTTATATGACGCTTTTAACCTTGTAGTTTCGTTAAAATCTTTATTATTCAAAACAGTATACAACTGATCCATTAGTTTAGCTCTTAAAATGGGTGGCAAATAATGCATGTTAATTCCTAAGAACCCACCTTTAGCCTTATTTATTGGAAAAACTAATGGAAATCTATCATAATATGGCAACGTGTCTTTATGCTTTGGATCATAAGCAAATAGATACATATTGCCCATCATAAAACGATTCGTATTATTACGATCTTCATCTGCACGTATTTCACGAATTAATCTATCGCCTTGTGATCTGTTTCTCTGAGTACGTGCAATACCCCGTGCTTGTTCACGATACCATTCGCGTGCTTTGGCAGTACGAGCTGGCATTTGACCGCTGCGAATACCTTGTAGTAGAATGTCGTCGAATACCTTTACTGCCACTATTTAATTCCTAATTCGTGTTCTGTGTAAATCTTAAATTCCCACCCGCGTTGTGCGCAATATGCTCGAGCTGCTTTCCATTTAGCTTCATTGATACCCCAAGTCTTAACCTCGTTAAGATACCTTCTTGAAACTCGACCTGTCTTAGTCTTGTTTTTATTCTTAATATCAGGCGGTCTAGTTTGTGCCTTGGGTTTAATCTCGATCATAGTCGTCATAGCCTTTCCTTCATGTGTTTTTCTGTGTACAATTACATCAGGAAAGTATCTATGTCTTTTTCCATCTATTGGTGAATAATATGGTATTGCCACTTCTTCACTTTGCCACCAAATCACATCAGGGTGTTCATCAACAAATCTAAAAAACTTAAACTCCCACATCGACCTATAGAAAATTTTAGACGGATCACCCTTATATTTGCCAGGGTTCTTGGGTCGAAACCTTCCATTATAAGCCAAACTTCACCTCACAACTCAGTATAAATAGATTTAGTCATATTCTATTTATAACTAAAGGCAATATCTAATGGCAACTACAAATCCTAGCAGATACAAAGAGAAGCAAAGGCAAAAAGGCGTTAATAATCACTTAACGTTTCCTACTACGCAGACTGCCCATAGCATTATGTTTGTATTTAAGAAATACGAATACTCATCTTTGTATAGTGGGTTTACCGGTATCGATGCTTTTGGATTTGACGCAAATGGAAGATCCAAAGAAGTATTTGGGGATCCTAGAAATAATAGAAGAACCGGTGCAGATTTGGCTGGTGTCAATTCTATACAACTTCCGTTTCCAAAACAACTTAATGATAGCAGTAGCCTTAGGTTAAATGGGTTTGAAACAAGCGGTTTATTTGCTCAAGCTGCACAAGCCATGGCACCTTATTTTAAACAAGAAGGTGGCACTACAATAAAAAATATTCCATCATTAATACAAAAATTAGGCTCTAATGCTGCACAAGTAGTCAACGCAACCGATGATGCAACAGCCAAAAAAATTCTACAAGACGTATTAGGAACTAGTACTGAATCTGTAGTTAACGCTGCGTTGTATTTTATGAGAACTCAATTAGGTGGAGATATGGGAGCAGCTATCAATGCAACACGTGGAGGTATACTTAACCCCAAAGAAACTCTTGCATTTGAAGGTGTTAACTTAAAAACGCATCAATTTAATTGGGATTTGTATCCGAGTAACAGACAAGATTCTGAAAGAATAAGACAAATTGTTAACAGATTTAAACAGAACATATTACCAAAAACACAAACTGAAGTGTTATTTAACCAACCAATTAATTCCGCTATCTTACAATACCCAGCCGTAGTGGACATTTATTTGTTGGGCGTTGATGAAACTCATTATATGAAATTTAAACCTAGTATTGTTTCCGACTTTGGTGTTGATTATGGTGCAGGCGGTGGCGTATCAATAATGAAAGGTGGTAAACCTGCTGGTGTAAATCTTTCATTAACATTACAAGAACTAGAAATCCATACTTCAGAAGATTACGGCGACGATGTTAGAGATTCAGAAATAGAAGGTGTTGTTAACGAAGGAATAATTGGATTGGATAATTCAGGATCATTTGGAGGACTTGCTTAATGGCTAAATATTTTGAAGACTTTCCAGTTGTTGAATACGAAGGACAGTTAGTAAAAGATCTTACGCGCAGAAATAGTTTTACTAAGGTTGTTTCTCAAAACCCGCTTGTATATTTACCTTACACAGTTGAAGAAGGCGAAAGGCCTGAAGACATTGCGCAATTTTACTATGGATCTACCGATTATACGTGGTTGGTGTATCTAGCAAATAATATCATGGACCCATATCATGAATGGCCTAAATCTGTTGCAGAATTTAATGATTACATTAAAGCTAAATACGATGAGCAGTCGGGTAAAACGGGAGACGAAATCGTTGAATGGATTCGTGATCCAGATGAAGATGATAATATCTTATTTTATTATAAAGAGGTTTAATAGATGGCTGTTGATATAGTAAAACTTTCTCCAGAATCGTTTAGAACAATCTATCTTCGTAAAGAGGATAGGATTATCTTACGTACTGAGCAAGGACGTAAAATTATCATCAAACGTATTATTCCTGAAGAGTGGAAACCTTGGAGAATTTACGACGATGAATACGCAAAAAACGAAAATAAGAAAGAAATCTTTTTAATTGATAGAGCGTATTTACCGCAAATTTCTGAAGAATTTAGAAGAAAAATAAGAAATAACTAATGAGCGATTATAATCCTTCAACGGCTGATATTAAAAAAGCTGCCATTTATTCTTATGGCGGTAGGGAAACAGATATCTCAAAATTTATTGTGTCATTTGAATTTTCTCAATCGATGAATATGACGAGCTATCGTGCATCAGTGACACTTTATGAAACAGTTGGATTATTAGAAAACTTTCCGTTAAGAGCCGAAGAATCTATAGCTTTGGAAGTACAGTCTAATGATATGGGAACAGTTGTTAGACTGTTTGGCAAAATCCATCGAATAGATAACATAAAGCCTTCTGAAAGTAATAACGGTGTTATGTAC